TAGCTCAGAAACTTATCAGAATAAAATCTGACAGTATTTCTGATACTAGCTATATAATTTTATTATTTAAAATAATAAACTCATCTATGTTAATTCTCGTGTCTCGTCTGTTATATTATCCTCTATTTCTGATGGTTCTGGAGTTTCATTATTTTCTGGTTCTTCTTCATTTCCTAATTCTTCTTCAGTATCTTCATCTCCTAAATCATTACCTGGTCCTGATATAATATCAGATGGACCTCCACCACCAAAACTTGGTCTATCATTTTTCAAGTCATTAGGATTTCCCTCTGTAGGTCCTTGAACAGGCATTGATTTTTCATCTTCTAATATTTTATCTAGTAGTACTGAACCAAAATACTCTTTTATTAATTGTTGTCTTGTTTTTTCGTATCCTTCAGAATTAGCTGCAATATCTACTCCTAAATTACTTAAAGTTTCTAATACATTTTTTAATGTATCCATCTGTTTTTGTTTTAAATCTGCTCTTGAAACATCTTCAGCAGAATTTACAGAAGTAAATACTATTTTAAAATCTGGTAATTCATTAAATGCTTTTTCAGTTCTAGTAAATTTAAGATATAATAAACATAAATCTTTTAGTCCCTCTGCAACAATTGATTGTATTCTAGTAATTGTTCTACTATATCTTATATCCATTCTTGTTAAAGAAGTATCTCCTATACCACCTGGAAGACTTTCTGTAAATCCTAAGAATGGAGCTGGTATTCTTAATCCAGCAAATAATTTATCTTTAAAATAATCTAAATCTACAGCATCATGTAAATTTATATCTCCTCCTACTGTTTTAACATCTATAACTCCAACGCCACTTCTAGTTGGTATAAATATACTATCACCTAAAGGTACTTGAGATAATGAAGAATTATAGATTTTTTCTCTAACATCTACAGTTTCATCCATTTTTATTTTGTTTTTTAGTCTCTCTAAAGTTTCTTTAGTCTCTTTATTTCCTTTATTACCGACTTCAACTGAAAATATTCTATATAATATAGAACGGGTCATACGAGTTAATAACAAAATATCTTCTAAAGCTGCTAGAACTTGCCAAGCAACCATCGCATTTTCAATAAAAGCTTCTCCTCTTTCTAAAGAAAAATGTTTCTTTTTATCTGCAGCTTCTCTAAATCCACCAACTTCAAAAGTAACTTTATGTTTTCCAGTATTATTTGAAAAATTAACAATTCTATCTGGTCTAATATATTTATCTGGATTATCTCTATCCATATATGCAATTAATTTTTGTTTAGAAGTTAATTCATAAATATTAGTTCCATGACCTATCTCCTCAGTATACCATCTACCTTTAACCATATTTTTAACATCTATTAAATTATCTTCTTTTAAAGATTTACTTTCTTTAATAATCTTTGTTCTATTTTTATCATTTGCTTTTCTAATACTTTCAAATATTGGACTTTTAATGTCACAAATATCTTCTCCACTACTTTCCCAATCTATTTTAAAATCATCTTTATAAATGCTATTATTTCCAATAAATTCTTTTTCAAATAATGGAGTTATTTTACTAGTTAATTTTTCAAAATCCTTTTTTGCAGATTCTTTTAATTCTAATTTTTCATCTGCTAAAGTATCTGCAAAATCTAATTTAACTGGACAATTTCCATAAGAAAGCATTCTTTTTATTATAGGAATTAATTGTTTTTCCATTCTTAAATCAACTTTTAAAAATCTATCTAATTCCATAGATAAACCTTTTGATAACTTTGACTCAACTGTATCATCTGGAGTATCTACTTCAATATGAAATATTTCTTTAGACTGTGGGTCTCTTTGTAATGAATCTTCAGTCCACATATCTATAGCTGATGATACAATAGAATCTTGTAACATTCTTTCTATTAAAGCATCATTATTAGTATAATTAGAATCTAAAATTCTCATACCCTGAATAAAATTATACATGCTAACTCCGTTAGATGTATTAGTTCCAGCATATTCTTTTAAGTAACCTGCAGAATCTACAGGTTTCTCTTTAGCTTTTCTATTAAATAAAGGCATTATAATCTCCTTTCTATTTAAGTACTCTACCGATTTTAGGTTTAGTTCCTAAAATATCTTCTAAATAATTTATTTTATCTAATAAATCATAAAACTTTCTTGATTTAATTTCATTATTTTTATCATTATAATTTGATAATTGTTTATAAAGTCTATCTAGATAAACCTCTAATTCATCTTTTGATTTATTTGACATTTGGTTTTGCCATAATTTATCTATAGATTCTGTTATTAAATGGTCGTTGTAATAAAAATTTGCTAAATCTTGAGTTAATTCTCTTTTAGTCCATCCGTTCTTCTTTAAATCTATCGAAATATTTCTGATAAAAGTTGCCTTTTCTATTATAAATAATATTTTCAGCTGATTCAGTTTTATCATCTTTACTTATAAATTCATTAATTTCTTCTTTAGTTAAGAAATTATTCCAGTCTATACTAGCTTTTTCATTTAATATATTACTAATTATATTTTGACCTATATTCATAATTCCTCCTTCTATAATAATATATAACTTTTGTACATTCTACACTTCAAATAAAATATCAATATCTTTCTCAACTAATTGAGTTAAGAAAGCGTCAGATTTTACAGCATTATATAAGCTTCCAGCAACAGAGTCTGATGTATCTTTACCACCTCCAGATGGATGGTCTACTTTCCTCTTCTCTCTTAAATGAACCAAATTAAATAATTCCTTTTCAAATATCTCATTATATGGAAATTGTACATTATTTTCATATAAATAATCTACTAAAAGTAAATATGCTTCATCTGTTTTATCAACAGATTGATATTTTACAGGAAAATTAGCTTTTTCTAATTCTTGCATACTTTCTTGAGATTGATATTGGTCGTAAGAAATCATTCCCCAATTTATTCCTTTATTCTGTGAAAGCCATGGAATTAAACTTCTCACTTTTGCTATATCTATTTTAGCAGGAGGTCTAGGTGGTATTATAGTAATAATAAAATCAAATTTTACTTTTAAAGTTATAGTTTCATCTTCATTTATTATAATATCATCTATAAAACAGCTTGACATTCCATAATGGTCATTAGCAATACCCTGGTCACAATGCATAAATCTTAATTTTTCTGGTTGTTCCGGTTGCCACTTAGAATTAATATAATCTTGTGGTCTAGTTTCTAATTTTGTTGAAATTATAAATGTATCTTTTGTAAAAGCTGGAATTTCTGGAATATATAAAGCTTGATTAAAATGTTCTTTACTATTAAATAATTTTCCTTGACCTGCTACAGTCATACCAGCAATATCCTGAATTGACTGTAATAAGTTTTGTTTAAAATCAGTTAAAAAGTCTATAGGAACTTCTACAATTTGATTTCTTAATTCTATTGGAATAAATTCTATTGCTTCTTTAACTGACATTTCATCAATTCTATCTATTCCTAAAGAATCTAATATATTATTTACTTCTATATAACTATCTAAAATAATAGGGTCTATTTCACCAGAACCACAAAATACATAAAATCTCTCTTTACTATAATTCTGTGGTTTAACATCCCAAGTTCTAGCATTTACTACATAAACATGTGGGTCTCCCTCTGTTTCTTTTAATCTTTGATTTGTAAATGAACTATCAAATGTTGTTGAAGAAACAAGTATACTCATAGAATGATTTTCACCATTAACCATAAAACGTGATTTTCCGTCTATTTCTTGTTTCTGTATAAATTTGTTTAGCTTTATCTTGAACTTGTAAAGCTTCAGCAGTTATTTTTTCTGTTTTACTATAAAAGTTTGCTTCATCAAGTACTGACCCAATTAAATTAGTTCCTATTGTATGTTGAGTTCCAGAAGCAAATCTTACCATCATATTAGACTGAGGCCAAACAATTTCACTATCTTTCTTTTGATTTCTTGTAAAATGGTCTTGAAAATATGGACAATTATCTATCATTTCTTTTAATTGTCCATAACCAGTTAATAATGCTTGTCCTAAGTTTAAATTAAAATAAGCCATCATTATTTTAGAACTTGCCATTAAATTAAATAAAGCTGGAATATTACTATAGCAAGACAATTCATATATTCTTCTTAAAAGAATAATATTAGCTATGGTTGTTTTACCAGTTCCTAAACCTCCTGTCAATATAACCTCATTTATTTTAACAGGATTATTAAATATATTTATTATATGTTGTTTCCAATATGGATATATAGATAAAGCGTCTGGACCTACATAATATTCACTTTCAATCCATTCTTCTATAGGTACAATATCTCTAAGTCTAGCAGACTTCTTTTCTTCATCTTTCATATC